ATTCCAATATCAGAAGACCACAAAAAGAAGATAAGTGAGGCCAAGAAAGGAATACCATCGCCCAATAAAGGAATACCGAGATCAGAAGACACTAAAAAGAAAATCAGTGATGCCAAGAAAGGAATACCGAGATCAGAAGACTATAATAGGAGAATTGACAATGAACCATCAAGAATTGCAGCTTAGATTATTGAGAGATAAAGTTGAAGTGCTAGAAGCCAAAGTAAGCCATGAAGGAAATTCAGCTATCGATGCCATTAATGAAATGGCAGTTAGGATAAATCAAATGATTGAAAATCAAAATACCGAAGTTCTATCTAAGATTGATACGAAATTATCGGAATCTTTTGAAAATATCAATGATGCCTACAGTAATCTTATTAAGAATTCATTAGTATTAGAAGAGACAGTTGATGCTCTCATTAAATTATTATTATTAAACAAAGATTTATCCACTGAAGATGATGAGCATATCAAAGAAGTGCTCGCCAATTTCTTAATTAGAAATAATAATGATGAAATCGACTAAGCCGATCGAGTTATTACCATTTATATTCCAGACTGATGATCTTTACGAGTTAATAAAAGCACCATCAGTTTGGAATGAATTCAAATTTAGGACGCAATCGCCTAAATCACCACACTCAGAAGCAAGTGACATTTATATCCGATATATGGACCCAAAATTATTCGGTAAATTAAGTGCATCGGATAAAATTGACTATATTTGGTATTCAAAATATGAATGTGTTCCTGAAGTTCAGAAACTTTGTGAGGAATTGATGAGCAAATTACCAACGCATTATGAATTGCGGCGGAGTGATTTTAACAAAGATCCCCCCAGGTAAATGCGTCAAAATACATAATGACGCCCGGTTATAATGCCTTGGAATATGACACGAAATATGCTATTCAGATACGCGGCACCGAAGCACAAGGCTTTGGATATAAAGATATGATTTTGAGGCCGGTCACTGGACAATCGTATCGATTCAATAATCAAATTCCTCATTTTGTATTTAACGCATCCTGGAACGATCGAATCACCTTGATCTTGAGCGTAAAAACGAAAGTAGATGAAAGTGTCACAGATCAAGAGACCCAATAAAAATACTAAAAATCTCTTGACATGATCCAGTTTACATACTATACTATATACAGTAGTAAATAAGTTAGCAAAGGCGTAAAATGAAATTAGACTTGTTCGAAATCATTATCGGAATATTGATTTATCTGGTTTTATTAATCTTAATTTGTGGCATATTTTAACTGGAGAATAAAATGGGCATAATTGGCATTATAATATTCTTAGCAATATTCATTATTTGTTTCTGGGATGGAAAATGGTTCTAATTTAGTGGCCTATTAAATTCTTGAGTATTTCATAGGCACTTCCAGTTGCACCACCACCAATTGCACCTCCAGCGGCTGCAATTGCACCAAACCCGGCCGCTTTTGCAGCGCCTGATAATATTTGAGATTTCTGGCCTGCAATTGCATCCTGTTGTGCCTTCTGTGCAGCAATAACATTTGGCTGACCAGTATCCCAAGTTTTAGCTTTATAAGTATTGGCTTCGGCATTCAATTTATCTACGTAAGCTTGATATTCTTTGGCATATTGTTGGTTAATTTGTGGCATATTACCGATTTGGCCTAATGTTTTTTGAGCATCAGCAACTAGTGGGGCATGCAGATCAATTAATGATTGAGCATTTTGCTGTTGAACTCGGAGTTTCGCAACTGCACCATCGACTTCCTGATTCTGCGCCCACCAACCACGTCTTGATAATAATTGATCAATTTGTGTTTGAGTGTCATTAATAACCCCTTTGGCCATATTAATTGCATTATTACCAAAATCAATAGTGTTTTGAGCACCTGGTATTTGTTTAGCATAATCTGATGCTGATTGGAGTGCTTGATTTATTTTCTGGGTGTATAATTGAATATTTCCTGATAAATTACCAGGAACGCTGTTATCAATACTTTTCTGTAAGGCTGCTTTTGCATCTTCGACTGCTTGAGTAGCATTTTTTGCTGCGGCAGTCCATGGCTGATCTAATAAACTCAAACCTGCCTTAACAACACCACCTACAGCTGGTATCGCTTGATCGATAACTCCAGTTACTTTACCGGCATTCCACGCCAATGGTGGGGTATAAATTCCTGTTGAAGGATCTATATTAGCTCCTTTTTCAATTACTTGTGTTTGAATATTCTTATTAAAGAAATCATTTGCGTTATCGACTTCTTTGCTCACAGCAGGAGTTTGGTTGTTTCCTGTTAACTTGTTAACAAGCGTATGAAACCCATTAGCTGCATCATTAAATGAAAGATTTGGCCCAATTCCACCAGTTGCACCAGTAATAAAATCAGATGCATCAAGTTTAGTGGTATTAGATGCCGGATCAATAGTAATGCCAGGTAAAGTTGATACTGCACCCCTAGCAAATTCATTGGCAGATTGACTAATTCCTGCCAATGAATTTCTCGCCTGATCAGTGGTAGGAATCTTACCACTCAGGGCATCTTGATATTTCTGTTGAATAGCAGTCCATTGATTATCAGGCACTAACGCAGGATTACCGCCACTTCTCTGATAAATTTGCTTCAAATCATTTACACCTGGACTTCCATCTAATTTAAAATTAAAAGGAGTCAAGGTAGACTGCGGCGTGGTAGGCGCCGGCATAGTAGGAGGCGTTGGATTTAAAATTGCATCTACACTATTACCAGTATTACTTGGTGAATTCGGAGTTACTGGCAATGTTCCACTAGTAATATTTGGTTGAGAACCGGAGGATTGCGTCTACAGTATTAGCCATTATTGGACATTAACTCCTTTATCTCTTAATTGTTTTACCACCGCCTGCCAAGGAACATTGTGTCTATTTGCATAATCCTGAATTTCAGATAGAGTTGGAACTCCTGTTTTATTAACATTATTCTGTGGCTTAATTGACTCAACCCCAACAGGGTTTGGAACTGGTGTCACTGCTGGTGATTGTGGTTGTCCAGCACTTTTAGCTCCACTAGTATCTAATCCAGGAACCGCGCCTGAAGTTACTTTGGCGATATTCTGTGCTTGTAATTGTGAAGCCTGAAGTTGTTGTGCCTGAACTTTCTGATTAAATCCAAGTAAATTCACTACTGCTGCTGCCGGCATCGCAGTATTAATTTGAGTAGGAGCAATTTGCTGGTATTCATTTTGGTTTAGCTTATTACTACCAAGGCTTTCTTTTATTGAATTAAGGTTACTAGGTGCAAGTAACGCCTTATATTCAGCATACTGTGGATTACCACCAAGCCACACCTGAATATCATTCAATGTAGCATTTGGATGCCCACCAAGATAGTTCTGTGCCAATTGCATCGCAGTCTGTGTCTTATTCAATGCATTTTGTTTGGCAGCAACATCGGCTTGAATATCTGCCACTGAACCAGCAGCTTCAAGTCCAGTTTTCTGTCTAACATTTGAGGTATTTGCTCCAGCCAGGCCAGTTTCAGCACCTTGTAATGCTAAAGTTGAATTTGTCTTTGCTAATTCCTGTCCAGCAGTTGAAGCACCAGTGATTGCCAACAATCTATGTTGCACGGATGGATCATTGGTATTACCCCATTGATTAAAAGCTTGTTGTCTTAGTTGTTGTTCTTGCTGAGGAGATAATACCTGACCTGGTGGTAATTGAGCAGATGCACCAGCAACAGCCAAGTCACCCATATGTGCTGCAAATTGTGGCACTAGAGCATTCACTGTGGCCATATTATTAGCCTGCAATGCCTTGGCAATTGGTAAACCAGCTTGGCCAATATATTCTTGAATTGCGGCGGCGGCCTTGGAACTAGCAGCAGTATTGGTAGCCTTTGCGGCATTAGCTTCGGCTACGCTCTTATCTGCATCAGCAGCGGCCTTAACCATTCCTGAATTAGCATTACTATAATCTTTTCTCATAGCAAATATTTCTTGAGGAGTAAATGCACCGGATGTTGCTAATCTATTAAAATAATCACCCATGAAGTCTTGATTATTATAATTTGCGCTCGATGCGTGACCAGTTGAATCAGTAGTTCCACTTGTTCCTGAACTAGAATTAGGAATATTACTTCCTTGACTACCACCCAATTCTGCATTAGTAGTAGATTGAGAAGGTCCAGGAGTTACAGGTGGCATAGAACCGGCTGGAACTGATGGTTGTAATCCTTCACCAGGTGATACCGACCCAGAACTTCCTTGTGGATTTCCTACACCGGGTGATACTGAACCGGCCGCTGGCTTACCATATTCCTGTGCCATTTCCTGAGCAATTTTCATTGAAGCTTGTCTTTGCTGTAACTGGATTGAATTAATTTGATTTTGTAATTCAGCACCTTGTTGTTGAGCACCAACTAGACCAGTATTTGCCTGAACTAAACCAGTTTGAGCATTAGTTAATCCAAGTTGTTGATTTGCCTGTAATTGATCACTGAGATTTTGAGGAAGGACTGGATGAGTAGTCGGCGTTCCTTGTAATATAATCCCAGCATTAAGTCCATTTTCAAAAGCCATACTTGTTTCCTTTTCTTAATCAGTTGATAAGCCAGCAACTGTGCCAACATCACTTGATGGAGGTGGAATTGATAATCCAGAGTTACCACCACTGCTAAATCCATTACCACCAACACTTGTATTATTACCGAGATAGAATGGACTATTTGGATTACTTAAAGCTAATGCTCCACTAGCAACCGTATTTGTAGTTCCATTTATGGCACTGGTCCAAGCATTTGCGCCGGCCATTGAGCTTGCTGCCTGAGCATTACCTGCACCAGTAGCAGCAGATCCAACAGCACCAGCGGTAGCATATCCACCCGACGCATTACCTGCAGTTGCTACTTGGCCACCAGTTGCCGACGCATTCAATAAGTTAATTTGTTGTGATTGAGCATTCAAGCTATTACTAAATGCTTGATTATAATCAGTTGATGCCAACCCACTAGCAAATCCAAGTGCATCTTTCAATGCTCCACTTGAATATCCTTGTCCGCCAGCGGCTTCTGATCTATTTAATGCTTGTGTTCCTTGTTGCATTAAGAAATCATAATCAGGACTATTATAGAATGTCGATGGGTTATATGGATTTTCAAGTGACCCATAAGTGCCACTACCAACGCCATTATTAGGAGTTCCACTAAGTGGATTTATGCTTCCTTGATTAACAGTGCCAGGAGTTCCAGGATTAGTAGCAGATCCAGGTGCATAAGTCGAAGTTCCACCAGTTCCACCAGTTCCACCAGTTCCACCAGTTCCACCGACACCACTTTGACCATTTACAATATTATTTGTAGCATTACCACCCGGCCCTGAATAAGTTACTGCTCCATTACCTGACAAATTAGCATTGATATTTGACACTGAATAATCAGGAGAAATATTCAAATCTGGAGTTAGTCCAAGTAAATACCCTTCTTGTTGTTGAGCAAGTCCACCAAGTTCTCTAGTAGGCAGATTCGCAACCTGATTAGCAGTATATTCGTTTGAAGAAACATTTGCTTGTAATTGAGCGGCTTGGGTTTGTGCATTAGCAGCCGTCTGAGCAGCATTTTCTTGTCCATTGGCACTTATTGCTCCACCAATTAAACTTGCACCTGCCGCAACTGCTACACCGCCAAGGCATAATCTACCCCATTGAATTTATTTGAATTTGATAAATCAATCATAAAGTCTCCTTCCACTGATATTACAATTTATCTATTATTTACCATTTCGAATATTAAAATCCTTGATCAGATAAATATATTCATACACTCTTGGAGCTTTCTATGACTATTTCAGTATCAGCCTGGCCTTTCGGATTTCAAATATTTGATAACAATGGAAATCCAGTATCCGGCGCATTGGTAAATGCATATGTGGCTGGTAGTTCAGTAACACGCCAAAATACTTATAGTGATTCAGGCTCGAGTCCTACTGCTAATGCGAATCCAGTAGTTGCAGATGGATATGGTCGTGTTTCTATTTTCCTTGACAACACCCTAACCTATCATTTTATTGTCACAGATCCAACTGGTGCTACCACATATTTAAATGAAGATAATGTGGTTCCTAGTGTGTTACCATTACTTGAAGGATCAAGCGGTGCTACATATATCGGTTTTGAACAGATAGGTTCCTCAGTTCTTCGAAATGTGAATGTTAAATTGAATGAGACAATCACTCCTCAAGATTTCAATGCTTCGCTGGTTAGTGGAGGTGATGCTACAAGCGCAATTAATAATGCCCTAACATATCTTAATTCAGTTGGTGGTGGCAACTTATATTTCACTCCTGGTTGGACATATGTTGTGAATTCTCAAATTACAATTCCAGGTTCTAATATTTGCCTGATGTCCGAGGGTGGCTATTCAACTATTCAGGCCGCACCTAATACAACTTTCAATGCTGTAATATATGCAACATCACAATCATATATTTCATTAAGAAATCTAATAGTTGATGCAAATCAGTCAAATAGATTGAGTGGACAAAATACTCAATATTTGGCTATCAAGCTAGTAAGTTGCACATCACCTGAAGTTGAAAGATGTATTGTAATGAATGCACTTGGATATAATTCAATATCTGGAGTTGGATGTGCTTTTGGTGGCACTACTGTAAATGGAGTTATAAATCGTTGTCAAGCCATTAATTGTGGAACTTCAGGAGCACCAAGTGATGGTTTTTATGTGTCTGGTAATAATAATTTAATTCTTGGAAGTTTTGCTAATAACTGCTATGATACTGGATTTGTGATTGAAGATTCAAATAGAAGTGGTATTTCTAACTGTATTTCTCAAAATTGTGGAGCAGTAGCAGCAATCACTAATGCAACCAATTCTAATGTATACGATAATTATATGTCAAATGTCGTTGGATACGAATGGTCATCAAGTGTCGTTGGCGGACTTGAAATAGGCAATCCTGTCTCGAGCACTACTGGTAATTTAATTAATACCAAACTTGAAAATGTAACAATGAGAGCAGCAGTTGGACTCGGACCTGCTATCCAAATTCGTCAAACTGGCTCGGCTATTACCCAAACTATAACATTAACTGATGTTACTATTGAAGGAGGAAGTTCTACTAATCAAGGACTCCTAATTGAAGCAGTTGATGTTCATATTAATAATATCAACATTAGTGGAACCCAAGGTGAATGCATAGAATCACTCCCTGGTGCATCAAATATCTATATAAATGGTGGTAAAGTTGTCGAAGGTGGTACTTCTTATAGTGTGGTATTTCAAAGCTCAAATAATTACATTAAAGATTTGAATTTAGATGGTGGCGGCGTTACTAGTTATGGCATTTATTTCATAGGCTCATTAACTAATTGTGTGGTTCAATTTGTTGAAGGAAATAATTATAATGATGCCATAGTTGGAAGTGATTCAGGAACTGTCCCGGATGTTATAAATAGATATTCTACTGGTATCTCATTTAGAAAAGATGCAGGCATTATACTAACGCCAATATCAAGTGGAGATATTGCGCAATTTAACGGTAGAGTTGGTGGCACTACTGGACTATGCACTGGTAATTCAGTAACGGCTGCTGGTGTAGCAACCGTTACCAATGCCTTTATTATCTATGATATGGATGGAAATGTATTAGGGTATGTTCCGATCTATGCAACTCATTCTTAAAATGGTAATGCTTGAATCACAATCACATCACTAGCATTGAAACTTACGGCCAAACCAGTTGTTCTTGAATAACTGGTTAATGTGACTGAGGTAGCTGATTGTGCAGAACAACTCACAGTTAATGATGAATTACTTGTGATATTGGTTGCAGTAATACTCCATCCATGTGGCGCAGTAGGTAACGCAACAATACCAGTAGATCCCGGTGAACTTCCTATAGTAATACTGAATGCAGCAGTGCTGGTAGCAACTATACTTGGACTAGTGCCAAAGCCACTAGTGATAGTAGGAGCAGTGCTAGAAATTATTAAATTACCTGCCACTAATAAATTATTCGCACAATTAAATGCTACATTTGAAACAACTTGTGCCGAAGCCATTGTAAATGCAATAGTTGAGAATGTGTTGCCACCTACTGTTGTGCTTGGAGTAAAATTAATACCACTGCCTAATATGCCATTATCAATTTGCCAGTTTGTATGAGATGCAGTATATCCTAAAAATTGAATTGCTGCACCAGTCCCACCAGTTGAACTTACTTTCAGTATAGAAGAACCACTATTCAAAATAGCTGCCGTGCCAGTAACTTGTAATTTATCAATTCCGTTATCTGTTGCGACACCTATTAATATATTACCAGTGCTCGCATTTACTGTTAATCTTGCAGCTGAATTTGGAAGATCATAGATTGTAAGATTAGTTGCACCAGCAGTCCCCAACAGTCCTACCGCCCAGTTAGTTGCCCCGGCGTCATTTATTAATCTAACTTCGCCGCCAGTTCCAGTTCCGGTTTGACCGGCATATAGTATTTGACCAGCAGCAATACTTGTTCCAGTGGTAGCAGCATTCGTAATATTACCAGTAAAGGTTTGAGTTCCGGCAAAGGATTGAGCAGAATCAGTTCTAGCAATATTCGATGAAGTTGTGCCACTAACAGATAATGAAGTGAAAAACCCTGGTGCTGCATTTTGTTGATTTGACATTTTTATTCCTTAAAATGGAGTCGCATTAATAAATGCAGTAGCAACAGCACTTTCGCCTGCATCATTTGGATGAATACTATCACCAGAATTATAACCAGACACCCAAACACCACCTGGAGTTAAAATATTGTATGCATCTACTACAATCACAGATGACGGAAGTGCTTTTACTAATGTATTCTGTGCGGTAATTAATGTATTAGAATATCCTGTAGCAAATGGTGCAGTTACAACCACTGGTATAACATTATTCTGTAAGCAAAAGTTAACCATTTCCAATGTATAACCCCAAGATGCATTAAATGCCGCAGATGTATTTCCATCATTTGGTGACCAAGGTTTAAATGCCGCATATTTAGGCTGGTTAGCGCCGATAACTGTTTTGAGTCGAGCCATAGTATCAACTGTAGTTTGACCTGTAGTTGCGAAGTTGGCGCCTCCATATTGAGTTGTATTACCAAAAGAATTAAATGTTGTATATTCAGCCATACCTGCATAGGTTGAAGTTGTTCCATAACCTTGGACAATAGAATCACCAAACCAAAATACGTCAGTTTTAATTGTTGAATAGTAAAATATGGCAGCAATTGGATTTTGATCGCCACCACTATTCAGTGTGCTATTGGTAGTAGTAGTAAGATTAGAAAGAGCAGCACCCGATCCTGAAAATACATAAACAGCATTGGCAGCAAGTCCAGTTGAAACTGTAAGGGTATTCAGTGCCGCATAATAAGTGCTATTATAATTTGGATGATTTGTTGAATTTGAACTTGGCTTGATGTGACTAGCAACACGCAATCCATTGACAGAACCACTTGTGACTTGGATGAAATCTGTAATAGTAACGCCTGGAATTAATTGACCGCCGGCACCAGTAGTAGCAACAGGAACACCAAATGCCTGAGAACCACCAACAGTCACATAACCAGTGAATGTAAGTGCATTATTACCAACAGATATATTTGCTCCGGCTGGTGCTACTTTGACTCCATCCCAGTTCTGAGTATTTACAGTATCATAATTCAAGTAAATTAATTTACAACCAAAGAATGGACCCAATGCAGGTAATTGAACATTAAATATCACACCATATGTTCCATCACCAGCCTGTGTTGAATTTCCAGCAGTTGGCATCAATCCCAAACTTGAAATTGGTGAATGTGCTAACATGTGTGGTGAACTTTGAATAGCAGTATGAACGAATCCAGTAGTGGCAACGTTAGTCGAGCTATCAGTAGTAGTTTGTGTTGTCGCAGTCGGTGAAGCAAGTGCTGGCGATTGAGTCCAAGTTGGTGCTCCAGCTGATTCTTGTAATACACCAGTTCCACCAGATAAGAAAGCTGTAGTATTAGGACCAGTTTGATATGGAATAGCATTAGCAGTTCCACCCGCTAAATTGGTAGCATCGACTGCCAGCACTGGTTCCTGTGCAGGATATGATAGAGGTGAATATTCGCTTAATGACATAATTTATTCCTTTTATTGAGCTATAAACCAAGCCAAAACGATCACGCCGGCGATAGTTGTTGCTACACTGAAACTTGTCAATGAGCCTATGTTTCTAATAGTTGGGTTTAATTCAGATGCTGTTCCTAATACATTATTAGCTACTGGAGCGGATGCTAATGTGCCATTGAAATTTACATAATAATTAGTTGAACCAGAGAAATTAACTAGTAAACTAAATGGTGCTGCAATTGATGCCGATGCTGGAACTGTTGGAACTTGGACTACAGCAGTATAGGCAGTGATTGTAGCAACTGGTATACTAAATCCACTACCAGTGCCACCAATATTTGCAGCGGCAGCACTCAATGAATCAGAGGCAGTATAGCCAAGTCCAGCTGAAGTGATTGTAACAGTGGTTACAGCATTGCCTGAAACTACCACAGTGGCCAATGCCATTTTACCAGTGCCACCAGTTAACGGCACATTTGTATAAGTTCCATTAGTATATAAACTACCACCAGTAACTGAACCAAGTGTAGCAATGGAACCTGTAGTTCCTGTCATATTCAGAGCATACACCGTATCAGAACAGGCCCAATTTAATGATTCTGCTGAAGATGCACTTCTATTATTGAGTAAAATCATAATGATTCCTTTTTCCTTATTTTATATTTATCCGTCTTAGTAAAATTTTCATTAAGACATAATTCCATTTGCTACTAATGCATTGTAAATTTCAGTAATAGCCGCAGCATTGGCAGTCACAGCCGCGTAAATTGCATTTATATCAGTAGAAGATGCGAAACCCCAAGGAGTGGTCTGAGTTAATGATGGAGCAGTTGCGCCAGTTCCACCAGTTCCTGGAACGCTTGCTTGTGGTAATTTCCCATTACATCCGAATTTGGCAGTTATTTGAGCATTTCCAGTTACAGTAAGATTTCCATTCTGAATATACACATCACCAAGTGTAACTATTAATCTATCAGCCACAGTTAATTGTCCTGAATCACTTAAATCAAGTATAGAAGTATTTGTATAATTCAATACTTGTAAATCACCAGTATCAATAGTAAATGTTTTCGAAGATGAGCTTCCTTGCAATTTCAATGTAGCTGCACCTGATGAATTTGATATCAATTCTGAATTCTTCACTTGTAATGTTTGACCAGTATCAGAAGTTACACCAATTAATAAGTTCTGTGATGAGCTAATTTTCATTGCATATGTTGAATTAGTAGAAAATGCTAATGTATTAGGAGTAGCAGTCAAATATAGGCCATTTTGTGGAATAATAAGTGGATTATTACCTCTCACATTATATGTTTCAGCTGACATTGTGCCAGGAGCAATCAAAGTCCCAGGCAAACTCACTATTAAATTACCAATTCCAGTATCAGGATTTATAACTAATTGATTTAACGTCCCTTCTAAACTTAATACTCCAGTATTTTGAATTGATATTGTGCCAGGCCCATTACTAATGTTAATTCCTTGACTTGATGAGAGAGTTGATAACTGCGGAATAGTTCCACTTGAGCCAATTAAGATTTGTCCATTAGTTGGCGCTGATGTAGATGTTAAAACTCCATTTGAATCTGCATAAATCAATCCATTAGCAGTATAGTTATATCCATTGGCATTGGCGTAGGATTCATTAAAGAAATATAACCATATTGGAGCTATGGCACCGAAATTAATGCTACCATTCTGGCTTACTTTAGCAAATGGATAAATCGGCTGCTGACTAAGTGGTATGTTCTGTGCTGATTTAGTTGTCATATTAATTCACAGCCTTAGTGACTGAAATTGACAAGTCAGCACCCATTATATTCAATATCACATCATCAGTGCAAGTGACTTTGAATACTATATTTCGAGATTCACCTAGTCGATACCAGCGTATAAGTGTTTCGAATTGGCCGTAATTCGCCTAAAGGCATTGGTAAATCAAACCCAAAAGTTTCGCCGCCATCTGCTGACAATGATAATATGATTTGTGGATTCGAACTTGGATTATTTGTATTACCAACTCCGACCTGACATTTTAATTGGAGCATATCTACAAATACTCGATCAAAACCAACAACTAAATGTGGAGATATTCTTGTTTTGTAAATTGGATTACCATTGTCTGTGGCATTTGTGTCATTTAAATAATATATATTCGGTGAACTATAATCGCCAACTAAATGATATCCACTGAGCATACAATGATTATTAGCTAAGTCTCTTGATTCCTGGCCATTTGAATTAGCAAATGTTCTTTCGTGCCAAATAGGAATGCCAAATAATAATGAAGATGTATAATCATAGACCCAACTTGACATACTTGTGTTATCATTAGTTGGATTGATCTGATAGAATATATGGCCGCCATACTGATATGTAAATCCGGTGGCACTTGATATATTTGAACCATATTTCTGTAATTGTTGATCTATGACTTGTGTTGATATTTTAGTAGTTGATAATCCATTAGTAATATAAACTTGTGCTCCACCTCTTGGGCTTTGTGAGATAAAAAATCCAATAGGACCATTTGGTGTTTCTGATATAGCAGTTGAATATAATGCCGCACATCCTTGTTGAAGATATGGACCATTAATTCTTTGGAATGCTTGTGTAGATGTTGGCTGATCTACCCAAATTTCACCAGTTTGAGTTCCAAGCAACCATAATTGTCGATTTATAACAAATTGTCCATTGATATTATCACTATTACCTGATTTCGAATCGAAGCCGCCGGCACTAAATGGTAATAATTGATTTGGAGCACTATAGACAAAAATATTGGTATCAGGAACTGTAAATATGAATTGTGAATCTAAGACAGTAACATAATTAGCACCTTGCCAATCTGGGTCGCTTATCTGTTGAAAAGTATTACTTGCTATGGTCGAATTAATTGTAGCACCACTACCAGTTCCGACTCCAATATAATCGACCGGAGCATTGGAATAGGTGCCTGGTGTATAATTTGTGCCTCCAGACAATACATTAATTTCAGTTATTTCTCCAACAGTAGTTTGAACAGTATAGATAAATCCACTTCCATTTCCGCCAATGGATGAACTTGAAATAGTAAGATCTTCACCAGTTGTATATCCACTACCACTTGAAACAATGCTGATAGATGAAACTCCACCGGTAGTTTGTAGGACAGTTAATACTAATCCACTGCCTGCACCACCAATTAATAAATTATTAATTGTCAAGGTATCACCGATAGCAAATCCCGAACCCTGTACTGAAATTAAACAGTCAATGATTGCGCCGGCGCCAATTTGAATATTAGCAGTAGCGCCCGAACCTGAACCAGTTAATACAGTCAGTGGAATATTATAATAGTAACCGGTTGCAGTATATCCACTACCGGCATTTGTAATTGTAGCATATTCGCAACCTCCCCCACTAATTTGAATATTGGCAGTAGCACCCGATCCTGAACCTGCAATTGCAATTAATGGAACATTCGTATATGAACCAGTAATATAACCACTTCCAGCAGTTGATATAGTCCCAGTTAATGTTCCATTAATTGCAGTAACTTCTATCTGATAACTTTGATCGCCGACAGTCGGGGTGAGTATATCTCCAATAGCATACCCAACACCTCCATTATTAATAGAAGTTGATGTTGCTACTCCTGGTGCATAATAATATCCATTTGGATTATCTATGAATATTACCACATTATTATTATCAGACATTGAAACTGGACCTGTATCTGAAGATAAAACCCCAATTTGAGTATAATTATATGAACCAGGCACACCAGTTATTTGATAGACAACTGATCCTGAGACTGCATAAGTGATTCCTTTAGTGGTAGTATATAATCCACGAATAGAATCGCCAGTTGGTAATTCTAATGCAAGAGTTTTGCCTGGTGGAGTTCTTAATTGAGCAAATTCCATATCCATACCAGTATTATTCTCATCAATTTCAGGATATAAATTCACTGAACGACAAGAATCATACTGAATATTCTCAAGGTAATAACTACCACCTACAAAATTCTTGAATTTCATTTATTCATCTCGCTCATTCTTGTGATAAATGCACATTTCTTGGTGATGTTTTTCTTGTTTCAAGTGGTGTATTTTGTGTTCGGACATTGCATCGCCTTCGTCTGGATGACTTGCTATCATTTTAGCGTGATGATCTTCCATTTTTTCAAAATGATGCTTCATTTGTCTTTCATGGTAGTCTCTTGAATCTCTATGAATTTCATGTTCGAGATGAACTTCTTCATCTGCGGCAGCAAATTCCTTACCTACTGACATTGGAATACCGACATGTTCTGCAAATGATTTGCTATGAGCTACGCCTTCCATTAAATTGTGCTGAGCTTTCGAGGTTGTTGGCATAATTTCCTTAATTTAAAGTTATTTCTGTTGATTTCTTTTTACAATTGTCCTTTACCCACGTAACCAAACAGTAGCAGCCAAATTATAAACATAGGTGACAGTTTGCCCGGCAGTCATAGCAGCTAATACTGGAATTGGAGCACTTGATATAGTGCCAGTAACAGTGGTAATAGCCGCTGTAGTTGAAACTGTGCATCTTTGTCCATCAACTGGAGCAGATGGCAGATTAATTACTGCTCCAGTAATAGTGGCATCGCTTGTAGGACGCAGAATATTATAAGTTTGAGTAGCTGATAAATTCACTGTCGCTGAAGCCGCAACAGTTACTGGAGTTACTGGAGTGATAATAAGCCCTGACTCGGTAAGACTTCCACTTACTGATAAGCCAGTAAGAGTATTTGTCCAAGTTGGTATTGAATTTGCTCCGCCTGAAATTAATACTTGACCAGTAGTGCCATTCGGAACACCATAGAACTTATGAGTTCCATCAGCAACTTGAATAGAGCCAATAGTGCCATTTGTAAAATCACCAGCTGATGAACCACAAGATGGATTTTTATCACCAAGATTATATATTGCTGGATAAGGGGGTGAAAGTGGGTTTGACATAATTTATTCCTTTTGAGTTTGATATTAAAATAATGAATCATCCAAAACATTGTAAACACCAGGACCAGCCGGAACGTCATATTCAAGTCGATTACTCTGAATATTGTTCACTAAGATATTCTGTCTAATGGCCGCATAGGCAGCAGCCACATCCGGTGGTGCTTGTTTACCAAATTCAGCGGCATATGCCATTGCTACTTCATATCTTAAAGCACGAGCATATCCTGGTGGTAAATTTATCTGTGAAGTTAATGTTAATTGAGTGGGTAATTGCTGCCAGAAATCAAATGTTAATGTAGAACCACCAACAGGAATAGGCCAAACATAGATATTACAAATTGGATATTGTTCATCGATATAAATCCAATTTGGAATTGTAGATTGAACTTGAGTTGCACGAATAGCTGACCATTCTGAAGCTGTTAATAACTTACATGGTTTATTCACTACTGGAACTGTCGGTAATTGAAATGATACGAATTCAATATTGGCTGGTCTTGATTGTCCTACTGGCATTTCCCAATTGGAACCACTACCATTTGGACCTAGTGTGTAGAATATACCATTGGCATTTGTTTGATATGAACTATTGGTAGGAAATGTTAAGAATTGTCTAGCATAAATTGTAGTTCCATCGATGTTCCATGAATCAAGGACTTCGTTTAGGACGTATAAGCCATCTGCTAATTCAGTAGACGTTGGATTTCTGCCAGTTCCGACAATGTTCAATGTTCGTAAACTTGCTGTGATTAGATCGGTTACTGAAACTGGAAATGCCATGACTGTGTTCCTAAAATGGTAATAAAGTATTTATCACTAAAAACAAAAACCACCCGGAGGTGGTTGATGTTTTATTACAATGATTGGATCCGGCTAGCCTTGAATTCGCGCGCCGCAAAGAGGGGCGAGTGACCTGCCATCCCGTTAAGATATCAATACGAGGAATGACTTGATCTGTCGATGCCTGATATTGTTTCACATATCTCAATGACAGCTTGTCTTCTGGACTCTCAATACGAACACAGAATGCACCAGCATCACTAACATCAGCTAATGGAGCATTTACCATTGTCACTGCTTGTTTTTGATACATGATATTAACTTGCGTAGTTGCGCCACTAGTTCCCATCATTGTAATGATAGAATTTGCAGTTGGCAAAGCATCCACAGTTTGGTATTGTGGAGATGTCGGCGAATTAATAGTTGGTGAAATTGCTAATGTAAAGCCACCTGAACCATTATTAGTTCCAGTAGTGATTACAGTGAAAACTTGTAATAGGCCAGTGCTTGTGCGATTCAAAGGATTAACTGAATGAACACCAGCAATAACAAACTGATCACCAGCCAAGATAGTATCACTTGCTCCAAAACCCTTAACTACCAAAGTAGTTGCACCATCAACTGAAGTTGTTGAAACTTGGCAAGTCGATGATTGAGTCCAGGCACCAGCTGTGAAACTTGGAATATTTTGTGAAATAAACCATTTTGCACCAGCTTGTTGCATTATGATACCTTTGTCGAAACGTTCACTAACACTGTGATCGAACATGTTGGCCTGAACTTGGCCAACAGTTGCGGCATTACAAGCAGGAGTGATTGCCACGTAACGATCTTCTTCTGGTGCAGCTTGTTCAGCCAAACGAGCTTGTGCATTCAAGAACGGAATTAATGCTGTGTATTGATTTGTTGCAGTAGTTCCGACAACAGCGCCAGTCCAAGAAGCAGGACCAGTAGTTGCAGAAATATTGCCAGGAGTTACTAAATTAGTAAAACCAGTATAGTTTCCATTGTATGTAGTGCTATTAGTTGAACTAATAGTATTGGTAACAATTGATTGGAAACCTTGTGTATCGATAGTGCTGGCAAGTTGAGCCATTACTGGTTCGATGCATTGTTCACTGAAACTATCCAAATCCAACTCAAGATCTTTAGTAGTGAAATTAAAGATAACATTGTTTTGATTTTGCGCAGCTACTGGAACATATGTTTGTGTGAAATTTTGTGCTGCGGCAGCAGGACCTGATGTTGCAGTCACTCGAATTGGCACTCTAACACGTAGAGTATCGCCAATTTTGGCACCTTGTTCTCCGAAAGAACCATCAAATTCACGTAATACACGATTACCTAAACCTAATTTATTCTTAAGGACTTCAAGTGCCTTTCTAGTCACCATATCGATGACTTGATAGCTATTTGTAGTCATTTGAAACTCTCCAAAAAGTTTATGTCGATAGTAACATTACTATCGATCTTCACGTAATGCCTTTTGAAAATCCCTTTGATTATTAAACACTTCATTTATGGTATTCAATGGACGATGTCTAATACTAGGATTCTTACCTGAACTACCTTTTACAGGAGTCCCAATTGGTAAGGCACTTGTCTTTTTGTTTCCAATTTTTCCACTAAGTGGCTGTAAATTTTCAAACTTGGCTTCCAATTTACCAATGAATCTTAATTGCTCTGATGCAGACATCTTACCAAACTTATCACGAGTTTCTGAATTACTAGCAATATCAAAGGCAACTTCGTGTCCTACTTCACTATCTAATAAAGTAAGAATTGCTTCTTGACTTGCCTTAAATTCTGGATCTTTTATATAAATATCAAATTCACCAGCTTGTAATCCTAATCTACTTTCAATTTCAGAACCTTTATTCATTAAATTAGTGAATTTTTCTTGGCGGCTCTTTACTAAAGTTTGTTTGGCTGAATTAAATTCATTTTCAGCCTTTTCTCGTGCAAATTCATACTTGGCAATTGCTTTTGTATATTCAGATATAGTTCTGAAATCTTCAGCATTTGGTTCTGGCAATTTAAATACAAATTCACTTGCCAAAGTATTACTAGTATCAACTTTTTCATTATTAGTTGATACTTGTCTTGGTGCTCTATCTTGTTCCAAAGCTACTAATCTTTGTTCAAGTTCGGCGGCTCTTTGTTCAGCTCTGTCTCTTGCTTCGGTTAGTTTCTTAAAACGTGACTGAACTCCATCAGGCACTTTCTTTTCATTGTTTCCGGAATCTTCATTTGATTCATTTACACCTTTTGATGCCTTACCTTTGTCTTCTGAATATTCAGTTACCGATTCTGAATTATCATTTATGATTGACTTACCACTTACGGCATTGGCAAATTCTTCTGACTTCATTGGCATCTTACGAAAATCATCATTTCTCAAAAGTTTGGAAACATCAACTTGTTGATTCTGAATGACTTCGGTGGTTTTATTTTCTTCCATAGAGTTCCCTTCTCCTGTATGAATGATAATAATTATCATTCCAGGCTTTTTATTGAAGCCAGATAACAAGCCGATTCCTGCTCGGCACGCATAGTTTTATTTACCATTTGAAAAGAAATATTCTGCTTAAATTAAGGAATATTTGTAAATATTCAAAATAAATGCTATAATTTATATTTGGGGAATATAATATGGACATGAAGAAACTCAAACATGCATTTAATACTCAAAAATACCACGCCGAACATTATAGAAATATTGGTTTCGATTTGACATTCGAACAGTGGCTCGATATTTGGACTGAATCAGGGCATCTCGAAGAACGTGGCCGCAGGAAAGGCCAGTATTGTATGTCGAGATACGGCGATACTGGAGCATATGAAAAAGGAAATGTATTTATACAACCTCATTCCAACAATGCAAGTGATGCCAAGAAAGGAAAGAAAGGCCATCAGCACACAGAAGAAACAAAGGCTAAGATGAGCAAAGCCAAGAAAGGAATATCGAGATCCGAAGAAACAAAGGCTAAGATGAAAGTGGCACAGATCAAGAGAAGAGCATCAGAAGAGTGATCTCACTTGTGTTCTGCACTAAATCACTCATAAATGCCATAATCAGTTTCATTTCTGCCATATTTCTTATCATGATTTTTCAAATGATCCATTACAAGTTTCTGATGATGGCGTATTTGTTCTAGTTGAGTTTGTGTCGAAAACTTGACCATATCGTCCTTCGATTCAATCATTGTGGCTTGTAATTTAAGCTGTTCGATTTTCAAGTTGCCGGCATTTCTGATTATCTCCAGTCTTTCCTTAGCGGCATTGTCAACTATCTTGGCTTGTTTCTCTTGTTTCAGATTTTGATTTTCAATTTCCATTTTCTGCAAGACTTGTAATAATTGCTGATGCTGGTTTTGCATTTGTTGTAATTGAACACGTGCCTGTGGCGGTATTGGTTGTTTGTCATCACTTTCAATTAAGTAAGGCATAGTGGCAGCTTGCCATAATTTAATTCTATCAGCTAATGCGCCATTTACATCCCAATCGGAATTCTTAGCAAATATATCAGCAATCACTGGTGCCAATTGTGGTTCTATTGATAAGAATTTAATGAGTTGCTCGCTAGTCTGAGCTTTCTTAGTTGAGAATGAAGGTCCAGTATCAATAGTGACTCCATAAGAACCTGCATCCAAATCATAGTGAACTTGTTTGCCTTTGTGATTGAATATTTCATTGATTCGAATCAATTCTTGTTCGCCATCGGCACCAATGATTCTAATAGCTCTTGCAGTATCATAAATCTTTGGAATTAATCGAATGCCAAGATCTGCTAATCTCTTCATTGACAATACCATATTATCAGTAAAGTGATGGTTTGCTTGAGCTCCTTGTTCAGTAAGATTATTCACAGCCACACCTGATTGTTGAATTGCCTGATTTGGTAATACACCAAGCATAGCATCAGGAATACCCATTGTCTTCTTTAATGATTCAGAAAATAATGTTGAACCTTGGAGCAATGATTGAACAGCAGGTTCTACATTATCGCCTCTGTATGGCGCAGTGATTTGTTTTCCACCAACATATTCTTGATAATAAAGGATAGCTTTTTCATCTACGTTTGAACTATTCCAGTCTTTTCTTAAGTTTTCAGGAATAGATTCAATTGAAGCAATCCATGGTGTCTTATTAGTGGCACCAATTTTCTGAACAAATTTGGAAGCCATGTAATTTATCATTTTCTGAGCATCATGGGTATTTCTAACTAGACCATAGATTTGTCTTTCGCCATCATAATAGGTATCAGTTCCAACAAATCCAACAAATGGAAATTCTGAATCATCCCAAACACCTTCTTCTAAAATTTCAACTCCATTAGTGAGTATCCACTTTACCTGAACATCATTGCTCAATCTTGAATTCTTTACTTGTAATGGAACGAATTGTGGTGATTGATATCCTTTAGGTAATTTACCATTTTCATCTTTGCTTAATTCTTGATGTAAATATTGTTCTTGGGGAGTGGTTTGTCTCATTGGTGCATTTTCAGTTGGTTCGAAATTATCATAACCTAAGTCATCACTGAAACCAATAGTTCCATCTTCTAATTCAATAAGTAATCTTTCTTGAGTATCTTTATACCAATATTTAACCACTTGAACTGAAGTTTCATAAACCCATCCTTTTAATCTTCTATCTTCCCAATTTTGAAATGAGGATAATTGAGCATCGGGGAAATTCTTTTCAAAGTCATCTTTTGAGTATAAATCGAATTCAAACCAGAATTCAGCATCACTGAAATCAGATTTCTTAGCATAAAAGTCTACCAATATTCTAAATGGGTCTTTAATTTCTTCAATGATTAATTCTTGTTCGAAACTTGTATCAGAGACATATTTCTTATTCCATTTTACAAACCCCATTCCTGGAACTAATGCTCCATTCTTTCCATAAGCGGAAATATAGGCTTGCTTTGCGTTTGAACAATTTTCAATGTGTCTAAAAATGCCTTCGAAGATTTCAGCTGTATCCTCGCTTCCTTTTTCATCAGTGGAGTGAACTACGATCGCCACATCCATTTGTCTGATTTGGTTTTCAATCATTTGAATATTTTGTGGTAACATATTCAATTGAATTTGGACTTTTGATCCACGAGCACGAGCTGCTCTCGCCCATTGTTCGTCATATTGGACGCCATTAAAGAATTTAACATCGAGCCTCATTTTCTCATAATTATCATGCCAGGCAGTTTGAGTATCTACAAAGCGCTTCGTTATTTCTTTGATAATTTTGGAGTCATCATCTTTTAGATCGATTCCTGGAACGATTGAGGTTAATAAATCACTGAGCGGTTTCTTGGACATAGGGGCATATTCCTTTGGTATTTATTATTTATCGAATTGATTAGCGATACATCCAGCTGTCCGGGTGAATATCTCTCTCATTCCAAGTTTCAATATATTCTGTATGAAAATTCTTCGAGGCGTCAAACTCGGCCTTAGTCTTAGCATTTTCGAATCCAGACATGATAAGATAACGAAGTGCATCGCAAGCGTGGTCTGAACCGGCCGGATTACCTTTCTTGTCACGTTGATAAACTCGGAGTTCTGATAATAAATTCACACAGCTTGAAAATATCTTTATCTTACCAGCAATAAACATTTCGAGGACTTTAGTGATCCCTGGTTCAATGCTATTGGTAGCACTTATCATTTGAATTCCATGTTGTTCATAAATCAATCTTGTCTGAAGGCCATCTGACATTGATGTTCCACCACCTGATGGATCACAAACTATAGGAATATCAAATCCAGCTGAATTATTACGTGTCTTTATTGCCTCGCAGTGAAACAATGGAGTCTTTTCTTTGAAATAGTGTTCGGCATAGATGTAATATATTTCATTTTCAGTATCAATAGCCGCCCATACAATTGCAGTTGGTGCTACAAATCCAAAGTCAAGTCCAGCAACTCTCTTCCAGTGTGAAGGTATCGGATAATTTAGTGGATCAATAGTGTAGGCTGATTCAGGAACTGGATAAACAGCACCTTGGCCTAACATCGGAATACCTGCTGAACGTGCCATTCTTTGATATTCAGGATAGGCAGCTAATAATTCAATCTTTACAGTTTCTGATAAATGTGGAATATCTTCCCAAGTTTGATTAATAAGGTATTTTCCTGGACCTTTGGGTCCTTCAGTGTAATCGCCACCGGATGTGAATGTTTTGATTACATTTGACATGCCTTCAAGTGGAGTGAATGTAATCATTATAAGATTATCACCAGTCATAGTTCTAGTCAGACATTCAGCATATATATCTTCTGGAGGTTCTTCATCGAACCAAATAGAACGAACTGTTCCTTCAAAGGCACCACGTCCTTGATCGTAGGATTTAAATTCAACTGTTGAATATCGTCCACTGATATGTTTTACTCTAAATGATGAAATCTTTGTGGATGTTCTCTTCGCTTGGGTAATGGAATCCAAATCAAGTTTAGCTCTTGGTATCATTCCATTACCGATACATATTTAAATCACCGATGAGTAAGGGTTGTAGAATTTGCTGAACTGTTTCTTTGGACTTACCACAAACCCACCAATCTTTCGGTGATTCAAATTTTTTACCATCCCACCACTGTGGATATTCACCGGTTAAGTGACACATCAATTCAAAGGCAGCAGTTATTGTCTTACCAGTTCTATTAGCTGCCATAAATAATCGCTGTCTATTATCTCTACCTTGTTTAAAGAATTCTAAAGACTTTGGATAACCTGTTCTTGGATAATATATCTGGCCATCGATGCTTGAGGTATATTTTTTGGGTGGATAATATAATTCTCTCTTGCAATAAGTATCACGAAATCTTACTGCTTCAAGATATGCAGCAAGTTCTTTATCTTTTTCAGTTAAGATTGTCATTCGGATTCCTGTATTCTCTTAATGAGTTCTTCTCTTGATAATCCTTCGAATGGAATTGACTCTACCTTATGATGAGTTTCTATCTTCTCTGTTTGATTACAAAGTGTCTTACCTAAGTGAATTAATAAAGCTGGATCCAGTTGTCCAGCTTTCTTCCACTGGAGAGTCAGTAGCTCTATCTTACGTTCAATCAAGCCTTTCTCGTATAATTCTTCGATCAATTCTTCACTTCTGCTAAAATGAAGAGATAATTCCTTCAATGAGAGTCCAATTTTCGCTAATTCAATAATTTCTTCTTGTTCTTTTTCCGAGATCGCCAAAATTCTAAAAGTTTCTAATTCAGTAGCCATTATTGAATTCCTTTCTTGTCATCACTGATTTTCTTTTTATATGGTCCACGTTTCTTTCCTTTATGGGGCGATGGTTTTCCTTTCTTAGCGGTGCTCATCTTAGCCTTTGTTTCTTCTGATTTTGGAATTCCTTTCATCTTAGCCTTTGTTTCTTCTGAGAGTGGTTTTCCTTTCATGGCATCACTGACATTACTGGAATGAAGTTGTATAAACACATTTCCAATCGCATAATCGCCGATATCACCATAACGAGACATACAATATTGTCCACTTCTGCGGCCACGTTCTTCGAGATGCCCTGATTTTTCCCAGATATCGAGCCACTGTGCGAACGTCAGAAGAAATTTTATGTTTCTAATATTCTCGGCGTGGTATTTTTGTTCATAAAATGCCTTTTTTAGCTTCTCATCCATTTTTTATTCTCGTTCATTTCTTATTCATTTCTTGTTCATATTTCATATATTTCGCCACGGTCGACATCGACCCCTTAAATGGATAACTGCCAATATGAGTCAAATTGATACTTGGCAGTAGATAAATCTTAATGCCAATGTTTCTAGCTTTGGAACAGAACCAAAAATCTTCACTTAAATATTCTTTCTTATCATTGATACCGGCATTCAAAGACTGCGTATCTTGATTCAGGAATGCCACTTTCGGTATTATATTCAAAATGCTCAATGTTAGGATAGGCTTCAATCATCTTATGAATTACATCCTTTCTTATACACATAAAGCCAGTGGGTAAATTATCTACCTCTACTGGTTCATCCATAGTGAAACTCTCAATTCCATCCTTTACTTTAAAAATAAAGTCAGCTGCGAATATTTCGAGTTCCTCTGGAGTAATCATTGGATTTATCTTAATGGCATGCTTTATATTATTCCAGTTTATTCTCTTTCTTGGATATGTGCCGCCAATCACTTCTCTGTTCAATGATACTAATTTCAGAACATCTTCAGGATTGAATGCGAGATCAGCGTCAATGAATATTAAATGAGTATGTTTGGATTTTAGGAATCGATAAACGATATCATTTCTACCGCGCTGAATAAGTGATTCATTGAATATATAACAGAATTCCACATTAATATTGTATTTGATGCAGAGTTCCTGTAATTTGATACACGAATGAGCATATCCACCGGTGACATTGGCCACCGAACATTGGTGAGCCTATCATCACAGAAATCTGTGAGGAGTTTTTGGTATTCTTTTTCTTCATTAATTTCCTGTTCATTGGTTATAAATTTTGTTAATGGCGAATATCTTAAATTTGGTTGCTATCATCTTTAGGAATTCATCACTGTCTGATACTTTACAACCGGTGCTTTGAATTTGTTCTATTTGGTCTTCGGAAAGATCTTCTGATACTGTTGTAATCACGGTATCATCAATGGCATTATATTGGTGAGTAAAATAATATTTCGTATTGGTGGCATTGGTGTCATTGGTGTCATTCATAATATCTCCTTGTCATTCTATTTATCATTTTGAGACCTTTTTCCTTTAATTATAAACTCATGTGTGATGATTGTCAAGTGATTTCAATGATTTTATTTTTCACCCCTCATATTGCCGGTTATATACGATCAGCCAGCACCCTGAGTAGCCGAACCGGTCAAAACGGCGCCTTTTTGGCGATAATGGTGGTGGAAAATAAACCATGATTTTTAAGGCCTCATTTTTGTGGTAAAATCGCCTCAAAACAGGGCATTTTTAAGTGAAAAGATGTCATTTTCACGTCATTTTGAGGCGTTTTGACCCCTATTTTATTTATCTAAAATCAGGTGGAAAACTTGTCAATAATCGTTCAGAACTGGCCTGCTGATTAGAGGTGATTTTGAACTTAGTTCAGCCGCTTAAACATTTTAATAGGCATTTTCCAGTTATTGTGCTATAATAATTTATTAGTTAATTTTTACCATAGGAGTATAAAATGAATGAGATAAATGAAACGTTAAAGTCAATACCGGAATTATCAAAGATCGGTTACAAGCCAATACCGGCATTGGAACTAGTGATGATAGTAAAATCGGTTCCACTGAATGGTTTGAATGATTTGGAAGCATTGTTGAAGGCCGGTGAAGCTCGAGTGAGAAATTATATGAAATGATATAATAAGACGGGGGGAATGTATTTTGAAATGGAAAAGAAAATGGAAGAAAGGAAAACCGAAATCAAAAACCTCATAATCATTCAGCCGTTCCGCCATTCACTCTTTTATGATGCATCTCCACCACCTATCATTTCGTTTCGTTTGGTTTTTGCTGACGCACCAGGCGCCGGATTTTAATACGGATTCTTTGAAGATAGGTGCAGTCTTGTGTGCCTTCAGGAACAAGTCCTACGGCAATAGCAATTTCAGTACTTGTATAAAGACATTTTCCTTTTCCTTTAAAGTGCTTGCCGTATTCTGGAAATGTAATCTTTTCCTCGAGTAACTTCCAAACAAAATCCTTATCAGGATCAGTTCTTGCGAGGCGGCGATACTCCGCTATTTGTTCAGGAGTGAGGTATTCTAGATCATCCATTTTAAGTTGTGAAATTTACGAATACATCCTCATCCATTAACCCATATGGCGTCATTACTTGTGATTTCTTAACAGGTTGTGGAATCGGAACTATCCAATTTGATTTGTATGTAGCTCGACTCATATTTGCGATTCTTTCTTCTTGTTTAATAAATTCACTATGAGTTTCTGAATTAGTATCTACATTAGTATTTTTTCTGATTTGATGTTCATGATCAAATTGAATATAAAGCATATCGTAAATATATTTCACTTTTAATTTAGTCCATTCATTTGCTAAATTAATTCCATGTTTTAAATATACACCATCGTGAACTGATAATAAAACTTTGTCATAGCCAATATTGGATATAAATTGATTCATAATGATTGATTCCATTGTCTGATAAACCATTGCTAGTTTTTGACCTTTTGTCATCTTTGGTTTAATGGAGAATTCCTTAGCAAATTCCTGATCATTATCTAATCGATGTAGAACTGACTTAGTGCAATCAGTAAATTCCTTTATTAAATTTTTCACTTCTTCACAATTTAGGAATTTGTTCAAATCTTCTTTATTTCTCATTGACTTTAATAATGAAGTGGTTTGTAATTTTCCATTTGAATCTTCCCAATATGAAGCAGTATTAAGCTTGGCACCGAATCCAATAGCAGTTAATGAAATTTTTATATTATAATATTCCTTTAATTTTTTGATATCCTCTAACTTATAACTCTGTGTATGAGGATAAACCTGCTTTGTTATATCCATTCGAACTTTATCTTTATACCTGATATATTCATAGATGTGATGTTGATTGATCACAGGAATTCCTAATGAGTTCTGATAATCCATTGCTATGCCTGCCATTACTCCGAAAGCACAAACTCGAATATCATACAAGTGATAACTACCCAATGCTGCATGGCGAACTTTTTTTGGTATATTCTGTAAATTAAGTCCTTTGAAATAAAGACGTCCACTGTCTGATGGATTCATTTCTTGAACTAAAATATTTGAATCATTAGTGGCAGCAAGTATTATTGAAGCACAAGCAATATTCCTTTGTAGCTTATTCTTTAGAATATCATTTTTTTCGTTCTTTAATTGCTGATTCCACTTATCCATTTCCTCTCTTAATGAATCTTTATCAATAGGAGTATCAAATGTTACTTCTTCATTTTCTATGATTGGCTTGACATATCTTATTTCTTTTGTGCTATTTTCAATTAAATCTTCCATTAAGCAATTCATAACATTTTCCCTTAATTTGGCTGCTGATGCGATTCCATTATGTCCATTATAAACTACTTCGAACAATATGTCATTTATCATATTTATCGCATATTGTTGTTTTCCGTTTAATAATATCATCCCCCACTTTTCACGTAAATCAAGCAATGACAAAATAAATACGGAATCATCTTCTTGATACTCGGAGTGGCGGATCGGCGAAGATATCATTTTACAAAGATCATCTGATATAAAAAAAATTCGTCTTTTAAGATATCGATTTATATTCTTCTCGTTAATAGTTCCGAATTCCTTAATTAATAATTGGCTTATATGTGTTTCTAATTTATTCATTTCTATTCCTTTAAATTGGTTTTGTTTTTTAAGAGATGTAATCTCTACATCCTCATTATCTTATTTCTTTTTATTTCTGTCTTTCTCACAAGTGAAGTCATCTTTGATGATTGATGATTGATGATTGATGATTGATGATGATTGAGGGGGTGTTCATATTATGCATATATGTGTTGTACTTTTGAGGTCACTGGTGTTGTACTTTTTGAATCTGCGACATTTTTAAGCAAATCATACGGTTTTCATACGGTTTTTCCTTGAAATTAAGCATTTTGCGTCATAAAAACCAAAAGGAGTCACACGAGTATTACGCCGCCGATCTTTCATTATTCATGTGCGACATTTTTAAGCAAATCATTCTGATTTTCCCTCATATTCACATAATTCCTCAATTAGCCAACCAATATATTGATTCCATTTTTCTTCT